CAGACTGAACTACCTGATGAAAAGTTAGGCGGGTCTACCCGTATGAAGTTCTTGTACGGACACATGTTAGAAGCCTTGCTTATATTTTTAACTAAGACTGCAGGACATAAGGTTGAAGGATTACAGAAAGAAGTTGCTGTAGGTGGTGTCTTAGGACATCAGGATGCGATGATTGATGATGTTGTAGTTGATGTTAAATCAGCATCAACCTTTAGCTTTAATAAATTTAAGAGCGGTAGCATAGCAGAGAACGATGCCTTCGGATACATAGGGCAGTTGTCAGCTTATGCAGACGCTAATGGTACAGAAAAATGTGGCTGGTTAGTTGTTGATAAGTCAACAGGAGAACTAGCATGGTGTGTCTTACATCCTATGGAGATGATCAATGCAGAAGAACGGGTCCATTCAATCAAGAGTATGTTACTATCTGATACAGTGCCCCCTCGCTGTTATGATGATGTTCCTGACGGCATGTCTGGCAACCGTGTTCTGGCTATTGGGTGTGTTTACTGCAACCATAAGCACACTTGTTGGTCTGATTCAAATGGTGGTATGGGGCTTCGGAGATTCCAATATTCCAATGGACCCAAACACTTCACGCAAGTCTGGAAAGAACCCAGAGTAGCTGAGATAACTACCAATGGCTAAGACTACCAAGAAAAAGAAGGAATTCAGATCAGGGTCAGAGAGGCGTTCGTCTGCACTTTTAATTGCTGAAGGTATTAAGCATGAATATGAGCCTCACTTTATTCAGTACGAAGTTTCCTTAGTTAGACGTTATCTTCCTGACTTTATTCTTAAACCTTCAGGTATAATCCTTGAGGTTAAGGGATGGTTCAAGCCAGCTGATAGGTCCAAGCATCTACAGATTAGATACGTTCATCCTAACTTAGATATAAGATTTGTGTTTGACAACCCTAATTCTAGAATCAGCAAGGCTAGTAAGACTACTTATGCACAATGGTGTGATAAGCATGACTTTAAATACTGTAAAGGACCAGCCATTCCGGTTGAGTGGATAGAGGAGAATCATGACAATAACAATAAAGCAAGAAGAATTGCTAGTAGAAGACTTAAAAAAAGTAGTGACAGACTCAAGAAAAGAAATAGTACATAACGAGCAAGTACTGTTCTTATGTGTTATACTTCAGGCACTATTAGATGCAACTAAACCTGAAGAGACTACTGAGTCAGTCGAAGCTAGACTAGCAAGGTCATCAGCTAAGGCATGGTTCGCAGCTAGTGTAGGTGTTACAGCACAAGACTTCAGAGATGTGTGTGACCTAGCTAGGGTTGACTCTAGTTATGTTAAATCGTTTGCGTATAAAGTTATAACTGAGAAGAGTATTCCTTTTATACGTAAGAGAATAAATACTTTATTAACATTTGAATAAGGATAAAGATATGCCCGTACAAAATAAAGATTCCATTAAGTCCTTGACTGAAGAAGAATATGATTCGTTAGGTTTAGAAGATAGTATTAAGTATCTAGATGATATCAACCAACAGCTATGGCATCTTAATACAGCGAAGAATCCAAATGATAACGCATTATCTGCTAGTACTAGTAATGACACTGAAGAAGAAGATTATATTGCATATGAAGATATAAATCTTTCAAAAGTCTGTTGCTTAGAGCGTCCAGCTGAAGGCGTATCCTATAGGTATAATGAGGGTAACTTACTTACAGAAATTAAAGAATATATTGACAGCACGTATGACGAACACTATTCTCAAGATAAGATACAGGCATTAGAGGTTATCATTGATGCAGGTCATGGTGAAGGATTCATGTTAGGTAACTCTATGAAATATCTTAAGCGTGTAGGTAAGAAAAAGGGAGAGACTCGTAAGGATTTATTAAAAGTTATTCACTATGGTCTATTGATGATTGATCTTCTAGATAAGAAAGAACAATCTAACTAATTTACACTCTAACGGAGAGAATTACGCATGTCATTTAGAAGCAACCACAATCCTATGTTCCGTTCCAAATTTAGCGAAGATATATTTAATAACAAGTATCAGCACCAATCGTGTGAGACATGGGCTGCATTATGCAAAGTCTTAGTTGAAGATGTATGCCAAGATATGATGACCAAGGATGAAAAAGATCAGATAATTCAGTACATGATTGAGATGAAGTTCATCCCCGGTGGACGTTACCTTTACTATGCAGGACGACCTAACAAGTTCTTTAACAACTGCTATCTATTGAAGTCAGAGAGTGACACACGGGAAGATTGGGCTAACCTGTCATGGAAAGCTGAGTCCTGCTTGATGACAGGGGGTGGTATAGGTAATGACTACTCAATCTACCGTGCAGAGGGTGAAGTCTTAGGCAGTACAGGTGGTCTAGCTAGTGGACCCATACCTAAGATGGAGATGATCAATGAAATAGGCCGTCATGTAATGCAAGGGGGTAGCCGTAGGTCAGCCATATACGCAAGCTTAAATTGGCAGCATCCAGATTCTAATAAGTTCTTGTATGCTAAAGATTGGTATCACATGCCTGTAGGAAATACAGGATTGTCAATGGGTGATCTAAAGGAACAAGACTTTAACTTTCGTGCTCCATTAGATATGACTAACATCAGCTTGAACTATGATACTGAATGGCTACTTAACTACTACAAGACAGGGGATACAGGAGATACATTCAAAGCTAACGTAAAGCAAGCACTGTCAACAGCTGAGCCGGGGTTTAGTTTTAACTTCTTTGATAAGGAAAAAGAAACCCTACGCAATGCATGTACTGAAGTTACATCTGAGGATGATAGTGATGTATGCAACTTAGGTTCATTGAATATGGGACGAATAGATAGCATCGAAGAGTTCTCTGACATCACTGAACTAGCTACTAAGTTTCTACTATGTGGTACAACTAGAGCTAAGCTACCATATGAAAAGGTCTACGAAACTAGAGAGAAAAATAGGCGGTTAGGCTTAGGCTTAATGGGTATTCATGAATGGTTAATTAAGAAGGGTTCTAAATATGAAGTTACTAAGGAGCTTCATCAGTGGTTATCTGTTTATAAAGGAACCTCTGATCTTGTTTCAAAATCTTTTTCTAATAAGTTGGATGTGTCTAGCCCTGTCGCTAATCGTGCTATTGCTCCTACAGGAAGTATCGGTATTCTAGCTGGGACATCAACAGGTATTGAACCTATCTTTGCTACAGCCTATAAGCGTAGGTATCTAAAGAATGGCACACGTTGGCACTATCAGTATGTAGTTGACAGTGCAGCTGCTGAATTGATTGATCTCTATGGTGTTGATCCTAACAAGGTTGAGTCAGCCTTGGACTTAGCTGATGACTATGAACGTCGTATCCGTTTCCAAGCTGACATACAGGACTATGTAGATATGAGTATCTCATCTACAATTAACTTACCTTCATGGGGTAGTAAGAATAATAATGAGGATACAGTTAGTAAGTTCTGCAATACACTAGCATCTTACGCGTCACGCTTGAGAGGGTTTACTTGTTACCCTGATGGTGCAAGGGGTGGTCAACCTCTAACATCTGTACCATATTCTGAAGCTGTTGATAAGCTAGGAGAAGAGTTTGAAGATAACATTCAATCACATGACATCTGTGAGATCAGTGGTACAGGTGGAGTGTGTGGTGTATAAGGATATATGCAGATGATGAAGTGGTCTATACCTACAAGAGATACTTACTTTGAAAAAGTATTAGAGCAAGCACAAGGAACATATCAGAAACAACATAGACAGAATAGTTTAAAGCATGTGACTAACTTTGATACAGCTATAGATGTAGGTGCTCACATAGGTACGTGGACTATAGAGCTTGAGGAAGTTTTCAATAAAGTAATATGCTTTGAACCTATACAAGCACATATAGATTGTCTACTAAAGAATATACAGAACCCTGATAAAGTAACTTTATACCCACATGCTTTAGGAGATAAAGAAGGTTCTGCTGTAGTAGACTATGCCACTGAAGGTAACAGTGGTACAGCTGGTGTCATAACTGAAGATGAAGAATTAACACTTGACTCTTCTACTGTAATCATGCATACTTTAGACTACTATGAATTCCCTACGATAGATTACTTAAAGGTTGACATCGAAGGGTATGAACTTCCATTCCTTAAGGGAGCTAAGGAAACTATTATTAGAACTAAACCTGTAATGAATATAGAGATAAAGGATACGTGTAAAAGATTTGGTACAGAGCCTGAAGATATTGTTAAGTATATAACAGATGAACTAGGTATGACATTCGTAGAACGTACAGTGGCTGATGCTGTCTTTAAATATAACTAGGAGATACTAAAGTATGCTAACTTATGTGACATATGATCAGGACTTACCTATCACTTTTTGCGACGGCTTAGTTCAAATGTCAAGACACTTTGATCAAGTTGAGGCTGAGATTAGTAGAGATGGTAATCAAGTACTTATGGATGAAGTTAGAAATACTAGGATATCATGGCTTAATAACAAAGAGATCAATGATATATTATACTTCTATGCTGTAAAGGCTAACACAGATGCTAACTGGAACTTTGACTTAGCAGCTTCTGAAGTACCTCAAGTGTCATTCTATGAGAAGGGAAACTTCTATGACTGGCATTATGATACAGGTTCAGAGGAAGCTGACGAGGATTTACAGCGTAAGATAACTGTAACTGTTACCTTAAAGGATGACTATAAAGGTGGTGATCTTCAAGTACAAAAGTGGGTACATCCTCAAGAGACTGATAACTTTTCTACAATTAAATCTATGAGAAATATAGGATCAGTATGTGTCTTTCCTTCTTATATATTTCATAGAGTTAATAAGGTACACAGTGGTGAGCGTGTAGCTTTAACATCATGGTTTAGAGGTAGAAAGTTTTCTTAAGATGTTTGAATAAAGTCCTTGGACTATTGTATAAATAGGAGTATTATGTTCTGTACTGAATACAATAATAATAATAAGAAACTAGGGAAAGGTACTAATAATATTATGAATGTAGATTGTAAGTTACCTACAGTGTATATTGGGTATGACCCTACTGAAGATGACTACTTCAGAACACTAGTGTATAGTATTAGAAAACACGCTAGTGCGCCGGTACAAATAGTACCACTAGATCAGCACGAACTACGAAGAGCAGGTCTATACTCAAGATCATATGAGATTGTTGATGGTAGAAGAGTGGATATCTTTGACGGAAAGCCCTATTCAACTGAATTCAGTTTCACTAGATTCTTAGTACCTTTCTTACAACAGTTCAGTGGTAAGGCTATATTCATGGACTCTGACATGTATGTTAGGGGAGACATCATGGAAGTATTTGATAGGTGTGATGCACAGTCTACCAAAGCTGTCTACTGTGTCAAACATAACTATACTCAAGTTGAAGGTAGTATTAAGATGGACAACAAGCTACAGCAGAACTACTTCAGAAAGAACTGGTCTAGTTTTATACTGTGGAATTGTGATCATCCTTCTATCAAGAGATCATATACTTTAAGTGATGTTAATACTAAGAGTGGTAGCTGGTTACATGGTTTTTATTGGTTAGAGAACGATGAAATTGGTGAACTACCTGAAGAATGGAACTGGCTTGATAGCCATTCTCCTGCCAGTATAGCAGCTAAGAACGTGCACTTTACTTTAGGTGGTCCTTTGTTTGCTACATGGGAACCAGCAAGAAAAGCAGACGCTATGTATGCTTTAGAGTATGGTGAATTATACAAGGAGATGGTTGACAGTAATGATTAGATTTGTAACTTCCTTTAGTGCTGAAGGGTATGAACAGTACGCTAAGAATATGTTGTTTTCAGTCCTCAAATATTGGAAGGATGACCTTCAACTTATAGCATATTACCATGACATGCCTCAAGATATAGTCAATGAATTTCCTGTAGGTAGGAACATTGAGTACCGTAATCTTAATAATGTGACTGACATGCTGGCTTATAGGGAATCTATGAAGGAGCATGATGGCACAGGCAATGGGAAAGTACCATACAACTGGCGCTTAGACGCAATCAAATGGTGTCATAAAGTATACGCTCTGACTGACACGTCCTTACAGATTACTGAGTCAGAAGTTAAGGGCGGTTGGCTTATATGGTTAGATGCTGACACTGTAACTAAGCGGCCTCTATCTGAAGAGAAGCTTAAGGAATTCTTGAATGACAAAGCTGAGATTTCTCACTTAGGTAGAACAGCTACAGACTATAGTGAAACATCTTTCGTAGCTTTCAATCTTGACTATCAAGCACCTCATCTTTTACTAGCAGACCTTAGAGGTTGCTATGATACTGGTGAGGTTGTGTCATACAGAGAGTGGCATGATGGGTTTATCTTTGAGCGTCTATTAAATATCTACTCCGCTCATGGTATGAAGGTACAGAATCTTTCACCTGTAGTTAAAGACTTAGATGCTTTCGGAGTCTCACCTTTAGCTTACTACATGGATCACTTCAAAGGTAATAAGAAAGAAGATATAACTAAGCATGGACACAGTGTATATAGAGATGTAAATCTACCTAGATTCAAACAACTAGCTGAATTAG